GGATCCAAAAACTGGCCATCCAATGAATGTCTCAGAGCCCTTCCTCGATGGGATGATCAACAAATTGGAGTTTGAGGATGCATCTTCTGTCGCCTGTCATGTTGGTAAAAAACAGGTATGTTGATTTTTTTTTCCCTCCCCCTCCATTTATCTACCTATTACACACAGTAGTCTGATTTATGTTAAAAAAAATATTCACGTGAACAACTCCTGTATTGCTTTAAAAGTGTAAACGATCACTGTGGCACCGTTGGTGGTGGGGTCAAATAAATACACATATAATACCCCACTGTACAAGCTCTCATATACATTCGTCTCTTCTCCTTCTCCGTAGTACATTTGCCTGGTGCATAGTCTGGTAAATGGCAAGTTGACCGGCACCTCGGTAAAAAAGAAAGGCGTGGCCGGCTGTAAAAGCTCCCGCTTTGGAGCAACGGAGACTGTCACTTACGACTTCATTGACATTATATTCAAGGGCTATGTCTTAAAATTACAACCGGGGATCGAGGCTATGACATCAACGCCCTGGACGAGTATCACCGATGGTGATCGGGTGTTGTATTTTGCCGAAGACCCCGTGTATGATGAAGATGGAACGTGCATCAACTTACAATCTCTCACTTTGATGCCCCACAGAGTACTGGGAAATCACACGGAACCGGTGGACTTGAAAGGAGGCATGGTCGTGTTCACCCGACTGCAAGCGGAACACGACGAAGAGCGAAAGGTGACAACGGTCTCCCTTTTGGCTCAAGGGCACGACATCACCCATATTGTGTCACACAATAACGTCCTCTTGAGAGAAATGAGTTTTGTCCACCTTTCAGACTACCGCACTTTCTTTGTGGCGTGCGGCCTTCTACCTTGGTCCCACATGATCAAACATGCCAAAGTTCCCACGTTCAAAAAAGAGTTCCTGGGGAACAGGGAAAAATATGGAATGGTCCTCAACGGTGCGGCCACAAAACTACCGTATGTCAAAATGGTCCACACGCACACGGCTCTCTATGAAATCACACAGAGAACAAAGAAAGACCTCAAATTCCCACCGGACTACATCAAGCAAGATCCGTCGATGGCATTCTTCCGAAAGTACCCCCTGGATCTCTGCATGGGGGGTATGAGCAGAGACTACTTTGGCGAGTTTCTCATCTGCAAAGACAAGTCGTTTCGGCAGCCGGACTACAGCCGGTGGAATAGGCAAAAGAACAGCCCCCATCAACTCCACATCAAAGCCTTCATCGACTCAAACTACCTCAACCCCAATGCAAAATTTCTCGCTCACGTTTTGGTTGACATGTGCATGTTCCGAAACAGCTTTCTGGAAATGAAAAACCCGGGTGATTACATCAAAAACCTAGTTGCCAAGGCTGAGAAGGACATCATCTCGGCCATGGATCGCCATGGGAGAATTGCTGACATTGGCACCGCCATCTTCCGATCATTCTTCAACAACACACCTCCTGAATTGGAACTGCTGAGAACGTGTCACAAATACACCCCCCAGAAAGACAGGGCTCTTTCACCTCTCAAAGTGTCCATCGGGATGCCCCATCACAGCTATGGTGACCCGCGGGAAATGTACAATGAGGCCATTGATAAGATGAAAAAGCTGCTGCCCTCATTGGAGGACCAGCTGGTGTTTGAAAACCTGGGCCAGTACACCAACCGGACACTCTGTGTGATCCCCAAGAGCGTGGCGGGCGATCTTGCAATCAACCCGCACATTATTCTACGAGGAGACAACAGCAGTGGACAGGATCTCATCCAATTTGGTCAACTTCTCTACGTAGCAACGATGACAACTCACATGTTGGACGGTGTCAATTTTCAGACTTACCCCCGGGAACAATCGGAGGAGTCTCTCCAGGAACCACCCGAGAGAATGTCCCCCCAGGAATTGATCCAGTGGCTCTCCAATTGCCGCCATTATATCAACAAGGGGGAGGAAATTCGTGCCCACTGTGCCATATGTCTGACCTTTTGGGAAACTCACCTGGAAGATGCCCTGGAGTTTACAGAGAAATGCTTCACATTCGCGGGTGGTGTGTTTACTCGAAAAAACCCCCCCATATGTAATATCTAAATTGGCCCAAAGTGCTCATTCGAAATAGTATAAGGGGTGGAAAATCTCAACGGTAACAGCACACATTTTTGAAACACATTCAAGTCTCTATCAATATTAATAGGAAAATGGGCTTCCTAACCAACTGCATGGATGCAATCCTTGTGATGCAAATGAATGGCATCGTTTGTCTCATTGGGGTTTTGCTTTTCCGAATGAGGACCCTGAAACAGATACTAAAAGAGACTCAACTTGACACAATTCCCCATGTGTCCTTTACCCCGGTGGGGGAGACACCACCGACACGACCAAAACGGGCAACTGTTGGATCTGCGGGGTTTGATATCTACCCAGCTGTGGATCTTATCATTCCACCTCACACATCTGCGACCATCAACACGGGGTACGCTTTCAACATCCCGAAAGACCACGTGGGACTGATTGCAGCTCGATCTTCAATGCATCTATGTGGTGTCACGGTCACTGGGGTGATTGATTCGGACTATAAAGGAGAGGTGATGGTGATGCTGAGGACAGGTGCGGAATCTTATATGGTTTCCCGAACTCGGGCAGTCGCACAGTTGTTGGTGGTCAGATATGTTGCACAAAGCGCCCATGGAGAGGATGCGCCAACTGCCATCAGAGGAAAAGGAGCCTTTGGCTCCACTGGTTGAAATATAATGTTGTTGGGGAAACTATACAATGTGGTGATGGTGTTATTTTATGTACTTTAACTGAAATAAAAAAACCTTACGAATATAAAACAATGGTTTCATTATTCAATTTAGCTGTGACACAATTGTGCTTAAGAAAGTATATATTTTCACAATGTGTGTCTACTTGGTCACTGTAAGCGTTTATACACAATGGATTGGGGGAACGTGGATGACGGTTATGATTTTGATGAGGACTATGATGAAAATATACCCGTTCCGTATACCAATGCGCACGATGCTTCCAATGGAGCGTGCTCTACGGGACAAAATATCACTCCGATGTGGGAAGAGTTGATCAGTAAACAATGTACGGTTAAGAAAACTACACCAAAGAGTAAAGCTAAAACCAAGACACCCAAGGTTCCAGTTGGTCAAAAAAGGATGAGCGAATTCTTTGTAACAACGGCAATCCCACCACCCAAGGTAGTCAGGGCTGCCGTTACACTATCTGAGAAGGCTGGGATCTTCTCAGGGCACATTCCTGCAATGGTGGCTTCGCTTGATAAACTCATGGTTGAAATTGGTGATGGTATACTGAGACAAAATTTCAAGGTCCACCCGTCTTGGTGGGGATACTGTGCGCATATCGAGAGTGTCCCGGCGCTGGAACAGTTGCTTCGCAAAGTCGTTCGGGCTCCAGATGCCATGTTCATGTTATTGTTTCTGCAGCGCCCCATGTCTGAGACCAAAACGTGGCTCTTGACCATGTCACCCGAGTGGTCCCCCGAAGAAATTGCCCAGCTGACTACAGGAATCAGCACAGCTTGTGCAATAGACTCAATTGCGCCCTCCGAGGTATGTTGGTCATCGTGTGGCACCGTGATGGTTCCGCATAATCTAATCACTCTCGGAGGGGGGCGCGTGCGCTACGAAAAGGAATGGTGGTTGTTTTGGAAGACCACCCACGTCTACATGTGCAACAATCTACTGGACCCCTTCGATGAAAAGAAACCAGTCATGGTAATTGTGGGCTGTAAGAAAACCCGGGTCCCCGCGGGAATAATTCCGTGCGCATCCACCTCGGATATGGGCCCAATCCGCGCCCTGGAGCGCAACTGGGCAGATATTCTATTAGTAGAATCCCCCAACGCCAGATATGTCCTATAATTTATATTTGGCCTGAGATAATCTCCATAAAAAAATACCCCCCATTCCACCCACCATCATTGTATTCAACCAGCCGTATACAAGTTGTCCAATCTCACCATGGATGTCCTCCCAGCATGTACTTATCTTGCGCAGCCACCACCACCTGCCGCTGAACCGCTGGCTCCCTACGGGCCACTATGTGCCATAAAACCTGGAGTATGGCATATGGCTAACGGTGGGGTTGTGCGGGCCACCGCTGTTATAATCACGGGCACCATGGGAGGAACTGGTAAAAGTACAGTCTCCAAAGAGTTGATCAACACTGAAGCTTTCCGTGCCAAATTTGATGAGATTATCATCATCGATGGTGGATCC